CACATATCTTAAACGTAGCACAACCAAGGGGGTAATAGGATGCCACGGCCCAAAAGCGGTAAATGGTCTCAAAAGTATGAAAAGTGCGTGAAATGCGGCAAAACTAAAAAACCTCACAAATCCCGTGGGCTATGCACCTCGTGTTACTCAACATATAGCGTTGCAAGACGTAAAGAAAAACGTAACGAAGTTAAAGCCGAGGTATATGAAATATTCTCCCGACCTCTCGAATGGACTGAAGAACGTGTCGAAGAAGAAGCCACAGCATTAGTCGAATGGGCCAGCAGAGATGATAGCATCGTTTTTGAAATGTTTCATTGCAAAAGACCCAAGCCCTACACGCGCGATATCATGTATAAACTTGCCGATAAGAACGTAAACTTCCGTAGCGCATTCGATCTCGCGAAGGAATTAATACGGGGTAGAAGGGAGCAGGGAGCGTGTGTCGGAGCCATGAACGCAAGTAGCGTGCAGTTCTATCACGGCTTCTATGATCGCAACAATAAAAATGAGAATATGACCTTCACCGCTTACAAAGACGAGCGGAAGCAACTCGACGACTCCGCCGACGTCAATAAAGCAAAGCAGGCGATAAACGAATCACAAGCTTTCGTCGTTGAGGCTAAAAAGCGACGTAAGAAAAAAGACGAGCCGAGCGAATGACCGATGACGCAAAGCGGGCTATCGCTGAGTTTGTCGCCGACAAGGACGCCCGTATACGCGCCTTATATAAGGTCAAGGACAAGTGGGGTACCGTCGTAACGATAGAACCCAACGACACGCAACAGCAACTCCTAGACAACTGTCACACACGTAACATCATCCCCAAGGCACGGCAGCACGGCATTACTACGGGCGTGTGCATATTCAAGATTCTAGACGAGTGTCTTTTTAATGATCATTACAAGGCCGCTATCATAGCTCACAGAGAGAGTGACGCCCTCAAGATCTTCGCCTCTAAGATCAAATTTCCTTACGACAGCATCCCTCAGTTTCTCAAAGACAGTGGCTTTGTCCCTACTGCTACGAGGGTGACGACGTCTTCTATAGAGTTCAGCAACGGCAGCATAATCAGTGCCGACACGATGGTGAGGTCGGACACTTTGCAGATACTTCACATCTCAGAGCTCGCCAAGATGTACGCCCAGTTCCCCCAGAAGGCTGAGGAGGTACGCACGGGTGCCCTCCCAGCAGCGGAGAAGGGGCAAGTGTTTATCGAGTCTACCATGGAGGGACGCTTTGGCCTCATGTACGAGCTTGCAGAGCGTGCTAAAGCCCTTGAGGACTTGGGTACGCCACTTACCGACAAGGACTTCAAGTTCTTCTTCTTCCCGTGGCACGAGTGCAAAGAGTATCGCATGTATACGCCCGTCGAGATACCGCAGCCGTTCGTAGAATACTTTGCTAAGCTTGCGGAGGACTCAGGCATACACCTAGAGGACGAGCAAAAGTGGTGGTACGTCAAAGAGGCAGAAATACAGGGGGAGACCATGAAGCAGGAGTATCCGTCTACATACAGAGAGAGCACCGAGGTTTCTGGCGATGCCATGTTCTTCGGTAACAACATCGTCAAGGCTCGGCATGAAGGCCGCATCTGTACCGTTCCTTACGATAGCAATAGCCACGTATACGCCGCTATGGACATAGGCCGCAGTGACAGTACAGCTATATGGACTTTTCAGCTTATACGGCAGGAGAGGCACTTCCTTGAGTACTTCGAGCGCGACGGTGAAGAGCCAGCCTTCTATCACAAGTGGCTCAGTCAGCGTGAGTACCCTATAAAGACGCTAGGCCTCCCACACGATGCGAAGGCTTTGACACTCGCAGCTAGCAAAAGCATAGAGGAGATCTTCCGTGGCTTCGGCTACGATGTTGTCATACTCAAACGTGATGATCATGAGATACTAGGCATTAACGACGTTCGCAACGCCTTTAATCGCTGCTACATTGATAAGATCAAGTGTGCTAGGGGCCTAGAGTGCCTCGATAAGTTTCGCAAGGAGTACGACGACAAGCACTGCTGCTACCGCACAAAGTCAGTCCACGACGAGTATAGTGATGGGGCCAAGGGCTTTATTTACTCGATACAGCTTGGCAACATCATGCGTAATCGTCAGGGTAGTATGTCACTTGATGACTACCGAGCCTTGAAAGCTTCACATAGAAAGATAATTTGATTGCGTATAATTCAATTTTTACAGTTAATGAGTGCGTGAAGTCATATACGCGATAAGACTTCGCGCTGCGTAACACCCCTCGCAAGGGAAAAGGAAAAGAGATGTACGAAGATTACAACGAAGACGTAGAGCAGCTCGTCGCTGCGGATGATGGAAGTATTGAAGGCGTAACAGAGGCCGTCGCTGATCCTCAGGCAGAGCAATCGAATAGCAAGGAGTTCAACTTCAGGGCACTAGAGGCGGAGAGAGACCGTCTACGCCAGGAAGCTGATACTGCTAGAGAGAGCGTCGCCGAAAAGGAAAGACTTATAAACGTTTATCGTAATATGGGTTATCCGCAGGCACAGCCCGCGCAAGGCTACCAGCCGATATCACAGCAACCCGCACAGACTCAGCTTCCACAGACAACGGGGCTAGACTTTGGCGATGCTATAGATAAAGATGCGCTAGGCAAGCTTTCGGGGTATTTCTCCGAGCAGGCCCAACAGATCACCCAAGCCAGCAAGGCCCAGGCCGAGCAGATGGAGCAACTAGAGCTTAAGATGCGTGATGCTTCATGGCGCGATACGATAAACAAATATTTACCGAAGGCTATGGAGCGAGACCCTAGTATCGCGGAGACTATAAAGGCATCACCGAAGGCATGGACGGCAGCATACCACTTTGCTACGAGCAATATGGATTACTTGCAGTCTAAGATGGCAGAACAACAAGCCAACACGGCATCAGCGGATCGCATGATACAAAATGCGGAGAAGCCGAAGACGTTAGGTTCTGTTGGTGTTCAATCGCCCGTTGGTGGTTCAAGAGATGCGTTTTCGTTGTCTCAAGACGAGTTTGCGGAAGCAAAGCGGCGTTTGACGTCTACCGGAAAGTACTAGAGTCCTGGGCCATAGCTACTATTAATGGGATATTACTATGGCTAAAGGCATAACAACCTTCAACGACATACCTCCAGGCATCCGCAACATATACAACCGCGAGATGCTTGAGGTAGCTACAAAAGAGAAGATCTTCGGTCTTTTCGCTAACACCACGTCAATTCCTACGGGTAACGGCGACGGCATGGAGTGGAATCGCTACGATCCCTTCGAAGTCGTCACCACACCGCTTACCGACGGCGTCTATGGCGCTCCACGGAAGGCAATCCGCAGGCCTATTACCTCGAAGCTCGAAGTATACGGCGACTACAGCACCCTTACGAAAAAGGTGGTACGTACTAACCTCGAAGACGTAACAATGCAGTACACGCAGGCTTTCGCTGAACAGGCTGGCCTCACGTTTGATACCCTGATGAGAGAAGTTCTCTACTCTGGCGTATCATACATCAACTGCAAGAACGGCGTTACGGGCACACCTGGTACGCTTACTGAGATAACAGCGGTTGACGTTGCTATCATGGTCAAGCAGCTTAAGAACAACGGCGCAAAGATGCTTTCCTCGACACTACAGGCAGGCAGCGGCGTAGGTACTGCGCCTGTTTCTAAGGGTTACTTTTGCTTCGTACACACAGATATGCGCGATGACGTTCGTGCTATGAAAGACTTCCAGCCGGTACGTACGTACTCGATGCTTAAGTCTGTGTACGAGAGCGAGCTTGGAGCCGTCGACGACGTCCGCTTCATCGAGACCAACAACGGCAAAGTAGTTAGCGGTACATACACATGCTTCGTAGTAGGGGCGAACGCATATGGTGAGATCGATCTTTCTGGCAACAAGTACACCGTATACCGCCATGGTTTCGGTTCTGCCGGTAGCGAAGATCCTCACTCGATGTTCATGTCCCTTGGATGGGATGGCTATTGGGGTGGCGTAATTCTTAACGAAATGTGGCTTGGCCAACTTCGTTGCACACACTCATAACCATAACGTATAAGGAGATTTTATTATGGACAGACGAGTAGTAAAAGTATTGACCTCTACAGGAGCAGCGGTTAATCAAAACCTCGGTTTCGTACCTCACAAGGTAGTAACCCGTAACCTCACGAAGTGGGGATCTACAAGCGAAGTTATCCGTTGCGGCTATAGTGCAGCAATGGACGACGCTTCATACCTTTCTGAAGCTAACCAGGCGAGCTTAACTGACGGTATCCTTACCGCTCTTGAGACAACAAACGGTTTCACTCCGTACGACACCACGGTGCGTGCTGAGCGTCAGAAGATCATCAGTGGAGCAACTGCGGCAAATCCTTGTGTTATCACAATGACAAGCCACGGATTCACAGCGGCAGCCAACGACGGCGACACCCTTGCTATCAACCTCATGGGTTCCGATAGTATGGTAGAGCTTAATGGCAACCGCTACACGATGACGTATGTCAATGCCAACAGTGTGAGCATTGACGTTGATTCAACCAACTTCACGGCATACAGCTCTACGCTTAATGCTGGTATTGGCATGAATACGACAACGGCATCCGACGATACAGGCTACAAGGGTATTACCATAGGCACCGGCCCAATGGCAAACTCTTCGGACCTTATCGAAGTGACAGCAGAGTGGTTTGATAGCTACGAAGAAGTATAGTAGTTTTTAGGGAGGGGGAGCGTTTCCCCTTCCCGCTTTTTACAACAATTTTAACAGGATTAATTTATTTATGGCGAAACAAGACGGATGCCCAGCGATACACACGAAAAAGAGTGACTCCACGAGGAAGTACTACTTTGAGAATAGGGGACAGCCAGGTGCCGACCTCAACTTTTTTGCCGACTCAGGTGGCCAGGTTAAAACGTTTGATCTTAAGGATAGTTCTGTCGTAGAGCTTACCGAAGAGATGGCGTACTACATCAAGAGCAAGGGTGTCGAGAAGCCTATAGTCAACGAAGACGACTACGGCAAGCATAAGAGTTCAGATCGTACATATATAGAAAGAAAATTTGATCTACACGAGGTATAACCGTGGCAGAGACTGTACCAGAAATACTAACGTTAATACAAGACTTGACCCAACAGCGTGGCACATCAGATAGCACGTTGTTAGAGGGCGTAAATAGCTTCTATAGGGGCAAATTTTATATTGATATAGGTATGGCCTCCACGAAGAAGCTTTGGAACTTCCAGACGTTGCCGAACGTTGACGAGTACGCGATACCAGAAACGTATCGCATTGTCACTATGAATACGGCGAAGATAAATAATTCTATGGTTAGCCTCCTCTTTAGTAGGGAGGAGCTAGACCTTTACTTTCCCGATGCCTATGTTCCGCAAGAGGCAACGTCTACCGTAACGAAAACCGTGCCCTCGATAACTGTCGATACTGGTGATGGTACGGACACATACGCCTTCACTTTGGATGATACGGCTATCGTAGCAGGGAGTTTCACTTTAAACGACCTTGTAGGTGTACAGACTCTCACGGACGATGGCGCTGGTGCCCTTACTGGTGACGGTACGGGAACGATAGACTACACGAGTGGCGCTGTTACGGTGGTCTTCACGGCTGCCGTCACGCTAGGAGATGCTATCACTGGTGACTACCAGAGTGTCGGCGCCGGCATAGGCGATGGCTCCTCTCTTTCCTTTACGGGGTCGACTGTCAGTACCCCTATTATACAGGGCAGCTTTATTATTACTGACGGTGTGGAGACGTTCAAGGACGACGGTGGCTTGCTTACTGGCACGCTAGGAGGCTCGGGAACGCTTAACTATCTCACGGGGGCCTATGTCATAACGTTTGCGACGGCGCCCGTTGCTGACTCTGTCATAAAAGCCTCTTATAGCACCTATGCGGCAGCATGCCCTGACCGTATGATAGCATACGACAACACCCTTACGATGCGTCCAATTCCTGATGACGTCTATGACGTGTACATCGAGGTAGCAGAGGTGCCAGCTACGTTGACGTTAACAAGCACGTTGCCGAACACCCTATGGGGCGAGGCTATCGCCTACGGTACGGCAATGGAGTTCATGCGTCGCACTGGCGACGATGACAACGCGATGAAGACCTACTCTTTTTATAAAGAGAAACTAGAGACAGTCCTAAAATATGCATACAAGCAACGCAGTGCTAATACGGCACGTTTCCCAAGGTGGTAACACATGTCCGATTATGAAGTGACGGCGCCGGCTGATTCAGGGTCTAGCGTCCTTACAGAGAATGCAAAGGTTCGGGGTAATTGGGATGTGATCCAAAACACCCTTGATATCGACCACTTTGCTATGGCGAAGCCTTTGAGCGCTACCGATGGTCAGCATAAGCAAGTAACCATACCCGAGATAGACACTACTCCAACGGGTGTTGATAACACTGGTATCCTCTATGTAGAAGAGACAGCCGCCAAAGCTGAGTTATTCTATCAAGATCAAGACGACAACGCCGTACAGCTTACGAGCAAGGGGACCCCTACATCATTTATAAAGGCCTTCGTCTCGTTCTCTGTAACTGGCGCTATTGCTACAGGGTCTTTTAATGTGGCATCTGTTGCTAAAAACATAATTGGTGCGAATAAAGCCAGATTTTACTGGGATATTACCTTTAGCACACCATTTGCTGATACAAACTACACCATATTAGGGAATGCCGTAACAGATCAAAGAACAAGAGTTTTAATCGTTGTGGAGAAGTTTGTTGATAAAGTCCGTGTTATGATTATTGATGAGTCAGAAGAGGCAGCCACCTGGTATGGCGGCGAAGTGGTAATATTTAAGCTCTAAGGGGTGTTGTATGACAGGATACCAAGGGTTTTTAATTGCGCCCTTCACTGAGGGTCTCAATAAGAAACTACAACCCTGGCTAACGCCTGACGAAGCTTTCGTCGATTTCAACAACGTCTATATTGACCGAGGTGTTATCAAGAAACGCAAGGGAAGCACGGTCTTTGGACAGTTAGGAACTCGTGCTACAAAATCTGTAACGAATACACCAAGTAATACACTCAGAACTGGCACCATCTCCCTCGCTGCTGGCACTGAGATAATACCGCACTCTTTGGTGATTACCTTAGTAGGAACGGTCGCATACGACGATGGAAACGGTGGCTTCTCTGGTGCTGTTTCAGCTGGTAGTATTGACTATGAGACGGGTGTGTATAGCGTCACTTTTAATCTTGATAACCCTGCTGCTGCTACGGGAGTATATCATTACAACGATGAGACAGGTGAAAGAGACGTGCGTGGGATACACCTCTTTAATAAAGATGGTGGAGCCGAAGAACTTCTTGCCTGCGATAGCAAGCGTCTAAATAGATGGAATACGACATATAACCACTTTGAGAACGTTCCTAACGCAATAGGGCTAACCTATGGCGACATCTTCAACTCCTCAAACCTCACCTGGGGAGTCTCTTGGGCTGGGTACTATTGGCTATGCCAAGATACGACTGGTATCTTTGTCTATGAGGGTACTGCTCCTCAGTATGTCCATGATATTACGGCTAGTCTTCAGTATGGCCCCGCCGGTACTGATATCGTCGTTTCTGCGCGCTGTATGCTGCCATTTAAGGGACGACTTCTTCTCTTCAACATAAAAGAAACCGCAGCAGCGACGCCATACTCTAATAGGGTGCGCTGGTCTCAGGCTGGTAACCCCCTTGCTACGGAAGCCTGGTATGATTATGAGGACGGACGTGGTGACTACAGCGATGCCAGTACAAGCGATGAGATCATTACTGTTTTGCCGCTAGAAGATCGTATCATCGTCTTCTTCGAGAACTCGATACAGTTCTTGGTATACACGGGAAATCCTGACCTACCATTCAGCTGGCAGAAGATAAACACTACGTTTAAAACTGACTCTATCTTCGGGAGATGGGTGCTTGATAAGGTCGGCGTTTCTGTCGGAAAATACAACATGACGGTGAGTGACGGACAGAGCGCACAGAAGGCAAACGAAGCTCTTCCTAATTTTACCTTTGATATTGACTATGAAAACATCAATAAGTGCTACGGCTTCGTCTCTCAAAGCAAGCGTCAGGCATGGCTAGCATATCCTCCTAAATATGGCGATGGCACGCCGACCAAGGTACTCGTCTATAGCTTCGATGAGAACGTCATCTCCACCTACGACTTCAAAGATATAAATGACGCTCCCATGGTGATAAAGTGCCTAGAACAATATTCCTATAGTGGTGATGCTACGTATACCGATCTAAGTCTTGCTAGATACTGGCCTGAGATAACATCCCCCGCCGAATACGCTGACTACGCTGACTACGAGTACCTCGACCTTATGCATCAGAGCGGTGAGCAGGTGACGCTAGCGGGAAGCGATGACGGGCGTGTCTATCTTGTCGATGGTATAAACGCTATATCTGACAATGGCTTCAACTACAACTTCTATCTAGTCACTAAGGACTTCAACCCTTATGCTGACGCTGGGAAACAGGTATCGCTAGGGTGGGTTGACTTCCTTGTTTCTGTAAATAGTCAATGCAAGATAGATGTTAAATTCAATATAGGATTTGGCAATGGCCCTAATGAGAACCTCACCGTTTCGGTAGAGTGTGACGGCACAGAAAAGCGTGTGTGGAAGCGTGCATATTGCAGCACACAGGCGAGCGTTATAAGCTATAGTTTCTCTCATAACGAGAAGCAATCCGATATGACGTCTACATTTAAGCTCCATGCTCACAAGCCGTACTTTAAATCGGGGGCGAACCTTATATGACCGTCCCATTGACAAAAGTTTTTCCTACTGGTCAAAGCGAGCTTAATCAAGCCCTTGTAGAAGAGCATAGCGAACTTGCTAACGCTATCAATGGAAGCCAGGCATCATACGATCCATATATCGAAGGTACTGATCCTTTGAATAAGGGAACATATACCTCGCAGTTAGGGAACTATTTCAAGAAGGGTCTGATCACTGACGTATGGTTTACGGTGACATGGTCGGCACATGCTGACGCTGGCACGGCTATGAAGGTGAGCCTTCCCCAGAAAGTCAAGGGAACCTCAGATATACAGTGGATAGGCTCAGTTATGGCCGATGGCATTGCATACACGGCTGGTGCTCACCTCGTTCTACGTGGAATAAAGGACACCTTCTTTGCTGAGGTCGTCGCATGTACTAACGGTGGCGCTGTCGGTAATGTTGTGATATCGGGTACGGGGACTCTGGCAGGGAATATACGGTATATAGGGCAAGCTGACAGGGTGAAGGCATGAGATTTTTACGATGTACTAATCCTGAGTTTATACCAAGAACGTTACTTAAACAACTACCTAACAAGGACTTCGATGCGGACTCATTTTATACGTTTATGGGAGTTGCTTTACAAAGCCCTACGAGCCTTCTTTTTCTACTCATAGACGAAAAGAACGTTATTAGGGGCTTTCTGTGGGCAGAAATCAACGTACTTGAACAGGTGATGTTCGTTAACCTTCTCAGCGTTGATAAGGAATTATGGGGCAACGGCAGTGCGATAGACCTCGCCACCGATTTTTTAAAGAAACGTTTTGTAGAGTTAAGCTTAAAGAAAGTAGTATGGATTACAGATCGGCCCGCACTCTTCGAGCGCAAAGGATTTAAACAAGCAAAAGAAGTACTACTTGAGTACACAGGAGAATAATATGGGTGGCACGAAAGGTGGAATAGAACAGGTAAGCGCATTAACTCCAGAGCAACAGAGTCTCTTTACTAAACTGATGGCTGACTTTGATCCTACAGAGCTTACGGATATGTTTAAGAGTTCCGTAGCAGACCCAGCGCGGCAACAGTTTCAACAGAAGACACTCCCGGGAATTCAAGAGCGTTTTATAGCTGGCGGTGGCGCTGGTAGCGGTGCTCTTAACCGTGCAGCTGTAGGCGCTGGAGCAGACCTAGAGAGCGGCCTCAGTGGACAGCTGGCACAACTCCTAGCACAGGCCCAACAGGGCACATTAAGCCGTCAGGCTGGTCTTGCTGTTTCTCCTACACAGGAGACATTTCAGCAACTAAGTGACAACCCTATGCTTAAGTTTCTTACCCCTCTCCTCACGGGAGCAGGCACGGCGATCGGCGGGCCTCTTGGAACAGCAGGAGGAGCAGCCCTCGGAAATATGCTTACTGGTAAGAATCAACAAACTCCTGCCACAAAGGTATAACAATGCTAAAAGAACACGAGATTCTTTCATCGTTCGGTGAGAGGTATAGCCAGGGCTTTGAGAAGCTACAGTCTTTCTATGAAGAGTCTCGTACTGATATCGAGTTCTACCTGGGAAAGCAGTATACGTCAGCAGAAGAGCAGTATCTCCTTGAGAACAACAGAGAGATCATAACGAATAACAAGATTCGTCGTGCTGTTAATCTCATAACAGGAGAGCAGCGCCTAAACCGTATGGCCTCCATGGTCTTAGCTGTCCATGATGATCTGCCAGAGCAGCGCGAGACAGCAGATCAGTATAGCGACATTATTCAGACGGTCTTACAGAAGTACCAGGGATACTACCACATATCTGACTGCTTCCATGGCTCGATCATATCGGGGATAAACTTTAGTGAGATGTATTTTGACTACTCGAATGACTTCGATGATGGCGATATCAAGTTTCAGCGGATACCATATAACGCCATGGTATGGGACCCATACTTCCAAAACTTCGACTTGAGCGACTGTAACTACATCTTGCGAAGGAAGTACATATCAGCTACTACAGCGGTAGGTTTGCTTCCTGATAGAGCGAAGGAGATCAAGAAGCTTGTGCCTAGGAAGCAAGACGGAAAGTTCCCACAGATACCGTTTGCTTCAAACCCTAATGGGCAACCTCTCTTGATGTATGATGAGTTTTGGGAGAGAGACACTCGCGACACCTTCTACATGGTAAACCGTAAGGACAATACCCGTGTCGAGTTCAAAAATGACACCAAGAAGGCCGATGCCGAGGCCTTCATAAATGATATGAATAGGTTCGCCCAGAATGAGATGGTCAAGCTCGTTGTGAAGCCGAAGGCCACTGTAAACCTCTACAGCATGATAGAGGGAGAGGTTTTCTACCACGGAAGAGATCCTAATGGTATCGATGAGTATCCTTTCACTCCATTTATAGCAACTCACACACCCGAGTATGACGATGATAGTATAAGCTTGCAGTCTTTTATACGCCCAGCTAGAGATCCTCAGAAGGAGTTGAACAAGAGGATATCAAAGACCCTCGATATCATGGATAGCCGCATGTACGGTGGTCACTATGCGAAACTCAGCAAGCTTGTAGATCAGGACGACCTCTATAACAATACCAACAGTGGTAACATAGGTCTTACTGATGACGCTGTCATAGGACAGGACATCGCTCCTATACAACTCCCTGACGTGCCATCTTCGTTGTTTCAGATGGCGAACGTTTTTGATGAGAACGTCATGAGTACTCTCAATCTCAATGACTCAGCTTTTGGAGCGGCAGCATCAAGCAATACGTCAGCATTACAGACGATGGTACAGCAATCCTCTGCCATGATGGGTATACAGCCAACGTATGACAACCTAAACCGTAGCCAGAATATCCTGACGTGTAAGCTCATGAAGATGATACAGACGTGGAGCGACAAGAAGATCGAGAAGATATCCAAGAAACCTCCGACAGCACTCTTCAGGGACAAGGACTTTACGAAGTGGGAGGTAGTATGCTCACAGGGTGTACTCACAGAGCACCAAAAGAAGATGCAGTTTGCCCAGCTCGTAGAGCTTAAGAGCATGGGAGTCGAAGAGATAACGGGCCTTATGCTTCTCAAGAGGGCACCTATCCAAGACAAGTCATCGTTCCTCAAAGAAATCGAAGAGAACCAGAAGGCACAGGCCGAGCAACAGCAGAAGATTGAAGAGAAAATGGCCGTTCAAGAAGAGTTGGCGATGAAGCTCGCAAATGCGAAGGTGATAAGTGATCTGTCACTAGCCGAAGAGAGGAAGGCCAGAGCTAAGGCGGACGTAGGTCTCTTAATAGAAAGGACTTCGGAAAGCGTGCAGAACCAGAGTCAAGCAGTCCTTAACCAAGTAAAGGCCGCTAGTGAGATACAAGGGATGCGTCAAGATCAAGCTATGAGTGCTATAGATTTTGTACTTGCTTTGCAAGAGAGGGCTTCTGGCGAGGAGATTCAAAAAGAAGTAATGAGTACGGCCATTGCAGAGACGGCAAATGAAACACCGACACCTCAGCAGCAGCCTCAGCAACAACAATTAGCAACCGTATAGGAGCCTACTATGGTAATACAGCAACTCCAACCAGATCCCTCAGCATGGAGCCAGATCCTTGGCAGCCTAGGCGGTGGCTTAGGTCAGAGTTTCGGCACAGGAGTCCAACAGGGTACAGAAAGCAGCGTGCTCAACCAGATTATGCAGCAGCATGACGTTAACAAAGACCCTATGGGCTTTATAAACGCTCTTATCAGTGCCCCAGGAGTGTCACAGCAGACGAAGCAGAATTATATCAGTGCCTCAACTGTAGCGTCGAATCTAAATAAAGCACCACTAGCTCTCAATAAAGAGATCCGCCTCGAAACAGACGCAATGAAAAAAGACTACACTCGTGCGGTTAAAGATGTAGCAGAGCTACATAAGAATATTGGTGGCATAAAATCTAAAGATGTCAAAGAGATAACAGGCCGCTTACGCGCTGAACAAGCACTGAATGAGAAGAACATTATAGCTGGAAAGCCATTTGTGGAAGATGCATTTCAGGAATATCTCGCCTTATTCACTGGAGACCCTAAGAGTCTAGCAACAGAAAGAGGAAAACCTAAGTACGACCCTAATAACCAAGAACACCGAGTCGCATACGAAAAGGCGAAGCAGCAGGCAAACGGTGACACTAATGAGATAAACAGAATACTAGGGGAGATGTTTAGCTAATGCGAGACTTTCACTCTCTAACAGAACAGGCGTCGCAACGAGATTTTGTTTCAGAAACAGAACAAGCGCCTTTAGTTCCTCCTGTTAGTGAGGTGGTGCCTTGGGGACATACGAAGAAAACGGTTCCAGGTGGTTCGGCACAGTTTTCTTCTCCTGAAGCAGATAGTGAAACTCGTGACTTTACCGCTATCACAGAGAACAACAATAAATTAAGTGTCTGGGATAGATACTCTGCTGGCCTTGAATCGAGTACCTCGGGACTGCTTAAAGATGCGATATCAGGAAAGCTTAGTAAATCGGAGACATTAAAGCTAGCAGAGGAAGACCCTGGATTTTGGGAAGGCGTTATCCTCACAGGAGGAGAGCTTACGGGAGACTTCCCATATTTTGCTGCGGGGGCTACGATTGGATCAACAGTGGGCGCTCCTATAGGGGCTCTTGTTGGCTCTGCTGTTCCTGTTGCTGGAACTGCTTTCGGGGCAACTGTTGGATCAACATTAGGTGGTGGTGCTGGCGCATTCGCATTTAACACCTTCTTAAAGAGTACACTTAGCGAGTATCGAGACTATGCATTAAAGGGAAATGACATCACCTTTGGTGAGTTTTTGCAGCGTTCCGATAAGGTTGCTAGCGATACTCTTAAATCAGGCCTTAGTGGTGCGTTATTAGAGATGCTATCAGCGGCTATGCCAATTCTAGGAAAAACGAAGCTCTTCAAGAACCTTTTCAGCACAAAGATAGGAACAAAGGCTATAGAGCTTACAGCGGAGACCGCTGCTTTGACTGCACTGCCGTCTTTGTCTGAGGGCCGCCTTCCTACAACAGAAGACCTTAAAGGGGCATTACAAACAGTCACAGCATTCCAACTCATAAAGGCAATACCTTCTATTAGCGGAACGATACGAGAGACGTTTAGCGAGGAGCGTGCCAAAAAGACTTTAGAGGTTCTTGATGCCATAAAGAAAGAACGCCCAGAAGATCTCACTCCCGAGCGTATCGATGAGATAAACGTTGAAGTACAGAACGAACTTGTAAAGCAAAAGTCAGCAGTAGCAAAAGAGGTGATTAAAGAATCGGAAGCCGTTGTAATCCGCAAAGTCAAGACTCTTGCTAATGAGAAAGAATCAAAGAAGAAGGACGCAGAAAAAGACCTCGAAAAGGTCTTATCAAAGCGTATTGTCATAGAAGAGAAGGGAGAAAAGAAAGCCGAGAATCTATCAGAAGACTTTGAAGCCGCCATAAAAACGCTAGAGAATACGCATCAGAAGAGTATAGAGAACTCCGAAGAAGCGATAAAACAAAGGACAGAGAAAGAGACAAAGGCTTCAGAGAAAGAGCGACGTACCATAGACAATAAGGGCAACGATAAAATCGACACGATAGAGAGCAACGCTGACGTTGAAAAGGCCCGTATCTTAGAAAACGATAAGGATAGGCTACAGCGAGAAAAAGAGCGCCTTGATAAAAAACGTACCGTTGAAGAAAACAAAGTTGATCGTGAGCAGAAGAGAGCAGAAAAGCCTACGAAAGGTCGTCAAAAAGAGGCTAAAAGCAAGCTCATAAGGGATGTTTTAGCCAAAAAGCTAAAGAAGATCAAAGAAGAGTTTGATGCAAAAAAAGCTGCCATCAGAGAAGAATATAGGAAAGAAGAGGAGAGCGCCCTCGAACGTCATAACGAACGTGTCGCTGAAAAGTATTCAAAGATTGATGATGCAGATAAACTTAAAAAAGAACGTGTTGAAAAGCAGCGAGAATCCTATAAGAGAAAAAACGAAGAAGCCCTCAACAAAGCTACTGATAAAATACGGAAAGAGGAACTTGCGAAGCTTGAAAAGCGATATGATGCATCACAGGACAAACTTGCCAAGAAGTACTTCGCTAGGGAGAAAGAACTTACTGCATCCGAGAAGGACTCCATACGTAGCCTTGAGAAGGAGATTAAGAAGTCAAGAGCTGCGCTAGATAAGATCGAGACGGACTTTAACCGTGAAGTATTGAAAACAAAGTCAAAGGAACAGCAGCGTCTATACGACAAATGGCTCAAAGAGAAGCAGAAGATAGAATCACGCCGTCAGTCAATATTTGATAGGATCTCTAAGCGTCGATCTATTGAAAAGCAAATATCTATCGGTGAGAAGGGTGTTGAGAAGACGAAGACCGCCCAAGAGAAATTACGTGAAGTACACTCTGCTATTGTTAACGAGTTATCTCCTATAGAACGTTTCGTTGATACGTTCCTTCCAAAGGACTCACCTATATCAAAGAACGCATATAAGCTCTATCGCCTTACTCGTGGATTCATAGGAAAAGCAGAAACATTCTTGGAGCATAAAACCTTTGATCCTATAACGTTTAAGTTTAAGAACAAGGGCCTTGGAAAGATAATACAGCCAATAAAACATGAGCTTGAATCCTTCAGTAAGTACCTCGCTTCAGAACGTGTTATTGAGCTACATGAGAGAGGCATTGAAACGGGAGTAGACACAAAAAGTGCTCGCGATAACATAGCAAAGAATAGGAAGAAGTTCCAGAAGTACAAACGTGAGATAGATCGCTACCAGTCGGATCTCCTAGACTATGCACAATCAGCAGGGCTTATCTCTCCTCAGTTAAGAGGCGTCTTTGAAGAACTTAATAGAGACTATGTCCCCTTTCAACGTGTTATTGACGGAAAAACGGTATCTATAGGTGGTAAAAATTTAACCCCTAAGAACGAATTTTATAAGATAGAGGGTTCACAACGAAAGATCATAGACCCACTAGAGTCGATAGTAAGGAATACCTATCTAATAACACGTTCAGCTGATCTTAACATCGCTACGAAAGCCCTTGTTGATATGGTCGAGGCAAAAAGAGATTTCTGGGAAAGTCTTGGGATAAAGAAAGAAGGCATTAAAGAAGAGACTGCCGACAACCTTATAGACTTTATGAATATCTCAGCTGAAAACGAAGGCCAGATAAGCTACTTCGATAATGGCGTTAAGAAGACATATACGATACCGAAGGACGTTGCTGAAGCTATAAATGGCATAAGCTCTTCTGGTATGGACATTATAACAAAGATAGCTGGCATCCCTGCAAAGTTTGTGAGAGCGACATCAGTAGGCGCGAACATTAACTTCTTTATAAAGTCGCTATTATTTAGAGATCAAAAAGAAGCTCTCTTCTACTCGAAGAATAATTTCATACCTTACTGGGACATGGCGAAGGGTATGTATGAAGTCTTTGGGAATAGGGAGATGTATTACAAGTTTAAGGCAGCAGGTGGAGACCAAAACATCTATAAAGGGATATCTCGCGAGGCTCATCAACAGACGATAGAGCGAATATCGAAACAAGGTAAGCATGATACGACGTTTTCAAGTTGGGGCGCTTTTGTTCAGAGCATTAAGGAGTCACCAGAAATAGCACACAAGCTTGAAAAGGCAACGCGTGTCGGTGACTTTGCGAAAGGGATAAGGCGCGAGGGGATGAGTAGAGAGACGCTATTAAAGAAGGCACTAGAGGCGCGTGAGATCACGATTGACTTTGCTGTTAAGGGAAGCAAGACTAATGCATATAACTACGCGGTACCCTTCCTTAACGCTCATATCCAAGGGGTCAATAAGTTTTATAGCGAGTTCAAGCAAAATCCTGCTAAGGCTTCTCTTAAAGCCCTTTCCAATACGACATTACCAGCTCTTGCCTTATGGTATATAAACAAAGATAACGAAGCATATCAAGAGCTTCCGGACAGAGAGAAGGACTACTACTGGCATGTTTATATTGGTAAAAAGCATTATCGTATCGCAAAATCATATGAGTTAGATGTTGTTTTTGGGACTCTTGCAGAACGCATCGCTCAGGGAATCTATAATGAGAATCCCAAAGAGATCGAAAAGGCTTTAAGCGCTCTTTGGGCTATCACAGTGCCGCCAATAGTACCCGCAGCAGCGGCACCATTCATAGAAACTTTTGCGAATAAGAGTCTCTTCTTTGGAACACCTATCGTAAAACCGAATCTTGAGAATCTTCCTCCTGAGCTTCAACAGACCGCGTATACTACGGGAACAGCCAAGGCACTAGGAAAAGCAATATCAAAGATCCCTTATATTGGTGAGACGGGGGTTGCTTCTCCCGTAAGAATAGAACACTGGTTGACGGCGTGGACAGGAGATTATGGAAGGGCTCTTCTAGATTTATCCGATAGGTTTCTACAAAAAACGGGGATCATCCCGGAGAACATCGCCCCTGAAAAAGGGCCTGGAAATACGAACATCCTCAAAGCCTTTATGGGAAATGAGAAGTCAGGGACGGCATCTCAGTCAATAGCAACATTCTACGACAATGCTTCATCTATAGAGACGTACTACAAGGGCGTTAAAGAGAAGAGAAAGCGCGGAGAAGACGCTGATTATGACAAGTACAGCTACTCCGATTATACAAGGTCACAGAACGTGCGAAAGGCATTCTCAAGAGCTTTTAATACGATGAATAATATCCGTATGAATGATGAATTGACGGCATCAGAAAAGCGCATACAGATAGACGCTATTGCTGATGACATGGTCGTCGTAGCACGAGAGTTCAACAAAGAGCTAAAAGAAGATATGAAAGATCGATAACCGCGATACGGGGATAGCCTCATACCGTGGTATTCCTAAGAGACTGGGGTTAATTAGTCTCACCAAACAAAAAGAGGTTTGCTATGAGCAACATGTATTCTAACGACCCGTTCGGAGGTCGCCGTGCAGTACCACAAGGTGTTCCACGTATAATTATAAAGCAACGCGCCCCTACGTCGGCTGATACCAATATCAATGTCGGTGATATGTGGGTCGATACACTAACGAGCGAAGGGTACGTATGCACAGGCAAAAGTTCTGGTGTAGCTACATGGACAGATATGACAGGGGCTGTTGGATCAACCACGGTCGTTGGTAATGTACGTCTTGCTACCATCGCAGAGTCACAAGCAGGAACAAGCGAAGCTATCGCAAACACTCCTGCTGGCCTTGCAGCGGTAGCTATAGCCGGCGCGCCAAACTGGTCGGAGGCCGTCTCTGGTATCGGTCAATTGGCTACAACTGCTGAAGCCGTTGCCCTAACACTCGACACAGTAGCAATGACTCCAGCAAAAGTTGCCTCCGTTCTTGCAGCTCCTGCCGCCATCGGCTCCGGGACTCCTGCCGCTGGTGCCTTCACGACACTAAGCTCTTCTGGCCTGGCTTCCCTTGGTGCTTCTGCGACTATCGTCACAGGCGCAACAGCATTGAACCTCGGTGCGGATGCTTCTACGGGTGCGATAAACTGCGGGACCGGCGCCGGCGCGCGTGTGCTTACGCTTGGCAACATTACTGGGGCAACTCAGATCGTAATGAATGCTGGAACTGCTGGAATGACCTTAACGAGTACTGGAGCTGGCGATCTTAATTTTGCTGCTGGTGATAAATTCGTTGTTGATGCTGCTGGTACAGTAGACATCAACTCTTCCGCTGCTGCTATCAACATCGCCGATGATGACATCGATCAAGATGTTAACATCGCTACTGATGGTGAAAGGACGCTGACATTAGGCTCGAATAACGGCGCTGCTGGAGTCGATATAATCGGCGGTACATCGGGGATCACTGTTGGTAACAACGCAATTGCTCAGTCGGTGACTATTGGAAATCAGACCGGAGCCAGCGCATTAGCGTTTGAAGTTGGTACTGGAAACTTCTCGCTTGATGGTGTTGCTGCATCTACATATACCGTAGGCGCCTCGACGACAACGGGTACCGTGACCATAGGCGGCACGGCACAAACAGGAACTGCAACGCTATTTGGTGGAAACGGTGCACAGGCAATTAATATTGCTTCTTCGACCGGTGGAAAAACGGTCTCAATAGCAAATGGTGCTGGTGCGAACGTCGTAACTATCGGCTCGGCGACAACAACATCGAGCTTAGACCTTCTTGTAGGAACGGGCGACTTCACTCTTGAAGGCGCTACAGCCTCCACTTATGAGATAAGCTCGACAGGTGTTAACACCGGTACTGTGAAGCTTGCTTCAGGAACCGGAGCACGTACAATAGAGCTTGGCGGAGGAGGCACGGGAGCTAAGACGATCAACATCGGCGCCGCTGCCTCGGCAGATGTGATCACGATCGGTGATGCTACAGGAGCGGGAAGCTTAGACCTCGTTGCTGGAACAGGCGGTATAACCATAGATGCCGGTGGTATCATAGATATGGTTCCTGTTACAGATAGCGGTGCTGCTGCGACTGGTACTGTAAACGCTAACGTAGGTTCGACCACTCATACAGGTCTGACCACAGCTTCTGCTGCTGCTCAGGTATTCACTATCACAAACAGTGTATGTACTACTGGTAGTGCTATCCTAGTTAGTGCTTCGAATTTAGGAGCTAATGATGCGCAGATGACCGTAACGCGTATTACGCCTGGAGCAGGAAGCTTTACCGTAACGCTCACCAATAATGGCGCAGCGGCGCTTAACGGTGATGTTATCCTTACTTTCTGGATAATTGCCGCATAATCTTGATAGAAGTTTTGCTTTTATTAGAGTGCCCTCGCAGAGATGCGGGGGCTTTTTAAATCCCCTCGTGCCGAGTTTTTACACCCGACACGGGTTCACGACGAATCTTACTCTTCGCCCTTTTCGTCTACGGAAGTGGTGGCTTCCACAGACTTCTCTTCTTCTTTCGCTTTTTCAGCAGGAGCTTCTTCTTTTGCTTGCTTTGCTTCTATCTCGGTTCTTTCCTTGACGATGTTCTCTAGGATTATCTTAGACATCTCCATGGTAGCTTCGTATGCCTCTGTAGCATAGAACTCTTTTGGTAGTAGTAGCGAGAATTCCTTCCCGTGTAGTTCAATAATAAGTGTTTGTCTTGCCTTTACGTTTGCAGCCATGGTTGCTCCTTTTTTAGCAGTTGGTTACTCGATATGCTAAATTTATATCACCCTCTCTTTTTCATCAAACTTTTTTCTTAAGTGCGCCCTTTGTTCGCCTTTTCTGTTGTGACAAATCCAAATTAGGAATATATAGAGGGCAGCTTAACGAAATTTCCGCCCTAATCGGCGTGTCCCTCTACGAGGAGCCCTTACAAAAGGAGTATGTTATGGCTAGATCGTACCGCCCTATTCAAGTGAGAGACGCCCAAGGCGCTCTTATTCAACTTGATGAGAAAGACCTCAACATGACCACGAGTCGTGCTGGAACCCCCAATATCCGCTTCGTCGGATACAGCCGTCCAGGCATCCTTACTACAGAGCCAGCTTGGAAGATCAAGAAATACACATACGATGACTCTAATACTGTCGTTCGTGTACGTACAGCTACAACAAACGACCTCGCTGACAATAACAAGATATGGGATGACGTTGCCGCTGTGACGATTTCTTCGGTAACAAAGGCAACTCCTGGTGTAGTAACGACGGCAGCAGCCCATGGATACACTACTGGTGATAGCATAGAGATTACTGGCTGCGACATGACGGAACTCAATGGCGATGGTTTTGGAGATGTTATCTTCACAATTGTAAAGACTGGCGCTGATACCTTCACGCTTAAAGATGTTGATGGCGATGCTCTTGACACCTCTGGATATGTTTCTGCTGGAACTACAGGGTCGGCATGGAAGAGAGATTACTTGAACTTGGTCTACGCCTAAGTCACTAAAGTATAGGAGATTAAAATGGCATTTAAGATTAATTCTTTCACGGGAAGAATGGATAACGTTGGCGTTCCTTCTATTAACCAGACGCGTGTTCCTGCGGGAACTGACTACAAGTATCCTCTTGGTCAACAGTGGGTCGATACCGATGGCGGAGGAGTTTACTTCCTTGCTAGCGTTACGGCTATGGTTGCGACCTGGGAGAAGGTAATAGGCGGTTCTACGGGCCTTTCTCAGCTTACGGCTGATAGTGGGAGCGCAAGCCCTGCTGCTGGAGCGATTACGATTGCAGGAGGAACAGCCCTTACTACGACGGGCGCCGGCTCAACAATCACGATAAACGCTACAGATGCTACTACTCTTCAAAAAGGTGTCGCAAAGTTTCTAGCGGCTGATTTTTCAACGGCTGCGGGTGAAGTCTCTCTTGATGATGATGTCATTAAAGGAGTAACTACCGATGCTGGGATTATACCAGGTATAGGTCATGGAATATCAATAGTGGGTGGCGAGGGCATAGACACCTCTGGTGCAGGGGCTACCGTTACGGTTACAGGTGAGGATGCCAGCGCCACGAACAAGGGGATCGCAAGCTTCGATGCTTACGACTTCAGCGTGACCACTGGGGCTGTCTCATTGCGTCCTGGCTCCGCTGTATATTTCGTAGGAAAGTGGGGAAACGACGCCGCTGACGGCCTTACCTTCAGCAGTGCAAAGCTAACGGTACAAGCTGCTGTCACGGCTGCACCAGCAGGCTCAACTATACTTGTCTATCCTGGGACGTATACTGAAACTGTTACAATGACTGCCAACAATGTTATTATGCACGGTATGGGTAAGCCACCAAACGTGATAATAGAGCAAGCTGATGCTAACGTAATCGACTTCAATACAAGATCAAACATTGTGATAAGCAGTATTCAAATTCGCGTTACGGCTGCTACAACAGCTATAGCAACTATCACTGGAACTACTGGAAGTTGTAAGCTAAGAGACGGCGTTGTAAGAATGACGACAACGGCAAATATTGCTGCTGCTGCCCAACCCTCTTGTGCAAATGTTACCAGTACAGGTACGTTATTTTTGAGATTCTCTCAATTTCATTATACGAATAGTGGCAATGGTGGAGGGACAGCGAATAAGTCTGCCTTTAGAGTTAGTGCTGGAGGCACAGTAGACTTAAAGCTTGCTTGTTGCAGCACGGTAACTACTTCTGGAACTGATTTAGTCTCGTCAATAGCAACCGATGCTGACACTACAGGTGTAGTGAAGATGGATAATTGTGATGTCACTATGGTTTGTGGTGGGACTATTGCTGCTGCTCTAGCCTATCTTGGCGGAACAGGTATCACGCACCATTTTGGGTATAACAAGATCGAACTCGATGCTACTGGTTGTACCAATGCCTATGGATTTTTTGCTGCTGATGCCGCATCGAAGACATACCTATTTTTCAACCATATCCATGTTACAGGAGCTACAAACAATTATGGCTATATCATCGGAGCAGCCTCAGAGTTAGTCTCACATTTCAACGATATTGTTGCTGCAAATGGTGTATCTGTTGCTGGAACAGCACACGAAGTAGACAGTCTTGCAGATGGTTATCTCACAGTAACACACTCCGTATATGCAGAAACCTTCGACACGAACATCGCTGCTGCTGGTGTCACGCTGACAGGGACTACGCTTGCCGCCGACGGGACTGATGCTAACATACCTATAACTATCACTCCAAAGGGTGGCGAGGCGGTAACAATCGATGGCCTAGACTATCCTATGGCTGACGGTGCTGCTGGTACGGCTGTAGTTACTGATGGTGGTGGTGTCCTTTCTCTGGGCGTTGTTGGCGTTGCTGGTGGTGGATCAGGGGTCGCTACATTAACCGATGGTGGTATTTTACTTGGTTCTGGTGTTGGTGCTATAACAGCTACTGCACAGCCTACAAATGGTCAACTACTTATAGGCTCTACAGGGAACGACCCTGTGCTTGCGGCGCTGACGCCTGGTGACGGGATAAGCGTAACGAATGCAGCAGGGGGAGTCACTCTGGCGACAACTGGCGGTGGAATAGCATGGACGGTCGCGACAGGTACAACAGCAGCCGCTGTTAACAACGCATACATCTGCAACAACGCCGGAACGCGCGTCGTCGTGACACTGCCAGACACCGCAGCGGTAGGATCTGTAGTTGAGATAGTTGGAATGGGTGCGGCTGGGTGGCGACTTGCCTGTAACGCAGGAGAAACCATCCTCATTGGCGACTCCGCAGCAACTACAACCACAGGGTCTCTTGCCTCTACTGATACAGGAGACTGTGTAAGGCTTGTGTGCATTTTGGCTGACACAGATTGGAGGACAACATCCTCGTGGGGGAACCTGACCGTAGCTTAATAGGAGTCTAATGTGGCAACAAATAATTCATGCAACTACGCAGATCCTGTAGCCATAGCAGAGGGTGGAACAGGGCAAGCAACAAAGGCTCCGGCCTTCGATGCGCTGTCTCCTCTGACGACCGTCGGTGATGTTATAATACACGACGGGGCTAACAACGTCCGTCTTGCTAACAGTACGACCGGGAAGGTCTTGACGGCGAACTCTGGCGCGATACCTTCGTGGGAGGATACCGCTAGCATCCTCACGACTGCTGCGCCTGGGTCTGACCTGACGGCAACTGGCGTTAAGATAACGCTTGTGGCAAACGAGAACCAAGCTTTCGGAGACGTTGTGTACATCGACGGCGACGGAGAGGCTCACCTCGCTGACGCCAGTGTAATCGCCACGGGTAGGGTCGTTGGTATGTGTGCTGACGCAACGATAGGCGCTGCTGCCTCGGGTACCTATCTTATACAAGGGATATCGCGTCAAGATTCCTGGAACTGGTCTGCTCCTGGCGTACCTATTTACCTATCGCTGACAGGTACTACTACCAACACCTTGACGGAGACGGCTCCTTCGGCAACTGACGAGTGTGTTGTCGTTGTCGGCATCGCTACTCACGCTGATCGGATGCTGTTCTCGCCGAGCTTCTCGATTGTGGAGGTCGTATAATGAGCACGTTCTACATGTCATATTCTGACGGAAACGATAGCACTACTAATACCCCATTGGGTTGGTGGTCAATAGCTTACACCTCGGGAAACGATAACGGTTCAGCAGAACCTATAGCCGACGAGCTGGGAACCGGAGGAACATCGGGGTCTACAGCAAACGTGACCGTCGTTGTTACAGATTCGGGAGCATGGAATACTGGTGACGCCGTCGGAACGGTTTATTGGTATGGCAAGAGCGCCGCATTTCAGTCAGAGACGGTAACCTTTGCCGTCGGGGCCTCGATGTCAATCGCCGCCGACTTCACCTACTGCGCGTGGAAGACGACGAATTTTGGATCGACTGAAGCTCGTACGGCAGCCGGCGATATTATGCGTTTGGCAAAGAGTCCGGACACGGTAGCTGTAGGAGCAAACGGAACTTTTACCGATGCACCAGCAACAAAACCTTCGTCGAAAACAGTAACTTCTTCAACGAACGCCTCTCCGATAAGCATTTTGACCTCAATCGATCATGGCATGGTAACTGGTGACTGCTGCTATATATATAATCACCTGACAAATACCGTCGCTAATGGAGCTTGGGTTATTACGAAGGTCGATGACACAAATTTTACCCTCGACAACTCTACAGGGATA